AGGCGATGCAACTCCTGACATCGTTGCTGATGGTGATTCGCTGGGCTCGATCTTTTTCCAAGGCGCCGATAATACAAACTTTGTCAGTAGCGCATCAATTACAGCACAAGTAGACGGCACCCCCGGCGCTGACGACATGCCAGGCCGCCTAGTGTTCTCCACTACGGCAGACGGCGCGGCAAATCCTACGGAGCGGATGAGGATTACCAGCGCAGGGCGTGTTGGCATCGGAACAGTAAGCCCTGGCAGTGCATTAGAAGTCAACGCAGCGGCAGCTACATCGCCATTTATTGCAAAAATTAACACCACAGAAGTAGCAAGGGTTGATTCATCTGGTCGTGTGTTGGTTGGAGCTGCTTCAAGCGATACAGCTCTTGTTGATGCTTCAGTTCAATCAGTTCCGCCTGCTAATACACCAGCACTAGGATTGCTTCGTTCAGCTACGGTTGCTGGTAACACCACAGCAACTATTCTTACAACTGCAAATACAAGTTCGGCATTTCTTGTGGTTGGGATTAGAGGCAATGCTGGCTCTAAAACTTTCTTGTGCCATAGAGGTTCATCTACGGTTACTGAGATTGCTACGGCTGGTACATTTGATGGAAGCCTTGCGTGGAGTACTAATAACCTTCAAGGCACTTCTACTTCAGCTTCCAGCACTGTGTGGTCCATCATTGCCTTTGCATAGACCTTATAATTAAAAGGCGGGCAACCGGCCTATTTTAAATCTGGTTGCAACATTTTTTATTATTTACTTTATTTATTTCGATCAATGACCACTATTACCACCAACTACTCCTGGAAAATTGCTCAACTGGAGCGTGAGACCAACGACGGCTATGTTTATACCGCCCACTACACCGTGGACGCCAACGACGGCACCTACTCTGCTGGCGCTTATGGCAGCATCGGTTTCCAACGTCCTGAGGAAGAGGACCTGATTCCCTTCGCTGACCTCACCGAAGAGATCGTGGTCGGCTGGGTGCAAACCGCCCTCGGCGATGAAAAGGTTGCCGAAGTTGAAGCGGCCCTTCAAGGTCAGCTCGACGAACAGCGCAACCCCACCAAAGCTGCTGGTGTGCCTTGGGCTGCTTAGTCTGATGGCTAACACTCAAAGGGCTAATGAAGAACAGTTTAACGAGCTTCACGGTCTCGTTACAAATGAACTAATCATGCGTATTAAGTCAGGCACGGCCACTACACAGGATATTAAGGCTGCTGCTGATTGGCTTGCTAAGAATAATATCACTGGTGTTCCTGTGCTTGGCTCTCCACTTGCCACCCTCTTTAGTAGTCTTGAATTGGAGATGGAGGATGTCGAAAGGGCCATCCGATAGTAATGAGGAAGATGTGTCAGTAATGCTCAGAAACTTAGCGGCAACCGCCTTTCTGGGTCTCTTTAGCTGGCACTTAATCACTCTACATAACATTGCTAAATCAGTGGAGGTGCTTGTCGAAAGGGTAAGTGCCTCCAATACCAGGATTGAGCGCCTTGAAAATGAAATCTTCTTTAAAGATAATGGCTCAATCAAAAAGTAAGTCCGCTAAATACTATGCGGCAAACCCTAAGGCAGCTGCTAAAAAGGCAGCATACCAAAGGAAACTAAATAAAAAACCAGACGTAAAGAATGCCTCTGAAGAACGGTGGACTGAACGCCGTCGCAGGGGCCTTGCGGGTAAGGGTGGACAGGACCTTTCCCACACCAAGAGTGGCCGAATGGTATTGGAATCGCCCTCAAAAAATCGCGCCAGAAACGGCCACAACGGTAAGAGCCCCAAAAAATGAACAAAGGAAACGCCAAGCCCCCTGGTCTTTATGCCAACATGAATAAGCGCAGGGCCGCCGGGACCAGTCGTCCTAAAAGCAAAAGCACTGTGTCTCCTAAGGCATATGCAAACATGAAAGCAGGATTCCCTAAAAAGAAAAAGAAGTAAACCACACAGGATCCATTAATGGTTCTGAAAGCCCCTTCCGATTACCTTTACAACCTAAGGGCCATGACATCCTCCGAAGCTAAACGATTGTGGCGACAATCTATCAAAGAACATTGGAATAACCAGTGTGCTTATTGTGGATCTAAACAGGATTTAACTTTAGATCACGTCACCCCAAAAGCTAAAGGAGGGCATGACACCTCGTCTAATGTCGTACCTGCCTGTCTCAAATGTAACCAGTCAAAAGGTTCGAACCACTGGTTATCTTGGTGGATTGGTCAAGATTCTTTTGACCACTCTAATTTCTCTAAAGTCCTTTCCTGGACTACAAGTTAACGTTAACTTATTTTTTATTAAGTAAAGCAAATGACTACTACTGCCGATAGCACTACTTACGGTTCCATTTCTAACGACCCCGGTCGTCGTTGCGAGAACCAACAGACCAACAAGGTTCATACCACCGCTAACGTGTCGGGTGGAACCACCACGACGACGACTGTGGCCGCTTCTTACGGTTCTGCTGCTACTACCGTCGCCCTTAACGCAACTGTTGATGCTGCTGAAACCGCCATCTTCACCGTGCGTCGTGGTCGCACTACCCCCTCGACCCTGCCTACCGCTAAGGTGACGGGAACTGCTACCCGTGCTGAAACTGGCGCTGTGGCATCCTTTGGTACCCGTGTTAACGGGTCTGGTTATACCAACGGAACCTATACCAACGTGGCCCTGTCTGGTGGTTCCGGCTACGGCGCTACTGCTACCCTGACCGTTTCTGGTGGTGCTGTGACGGCTTCTACCCTCGTGCGTGGTGGTCAATGGTACAAGGTTGGTGACACCCTGTCTTGTCAACTGATCGGTCCTGGCACCCTGTTTGCCCTGCCCGTGGCAACCATCACCCAAGGTTGATCATCATGGCCCCCAAAAAGAAAGGTCCGTCGATGCTGGAAAGTCAGCGTCGCAAGCTGATGATGCAAAAGATCGCCAAAGGCGGTCCGCAACTGAGTGGTGTGAAGAAGCCAGCTCCTCCAACTCCTAAGTCAGCACGAGCAATCACAAACGGCAATAGTCCCACCATGCGCCAACTCCGGGCCAAGGCTGTTCAAGCCAACCGTCAAGGACAAGAAAAGCCTGTGATGGGTGGAACGAAAGGAAGGGCTATGGTTCTTCCTAACTCCGCTCGTGCTGGTAGGAACTTGATCCGTGAGGGTGCTCAACGTATGCGTACCATTGGAGACAGTGGTCAAGTACGCGCAGCAGCCGCACAAGGTCGAAAGGCCATGGAAGCAGCCCAACGTAACCGCGCTCGCCTTGCTGCTGGTGTTGGACGTGGAGCCAAAGAACTTGCGGCTTTGAAGAATACCCTTTCTGGACTTCGGGGTGGAGCAGGTGCTGCTGGTGGTACTGATCTCCTCATTAGGGGCAGTCAAACGCTTAAAGCTGGACTGGAGAGGGCTGGATTCAAGCCTCCTGCTGGCAGCCGTTCTCAGGCAGAAATGAATAAACCGCGTTCTGCTCCTGCCTCCAAACCTGCTACCCCTAAGGGTCCGACTGTTGCTCAACGGGCATCTATGGATTCTCAGGAACGCAAGGCACGAGCCAAGAATGAAGCCCGCAAAAAGGCTACTGGTTCCTCTTCCGCTACTCCTAACACGGCCAAGTCCTTTGACTCCGCGTTTAAGGATGCTCGTCGTGCCAAGGTTAGCACCTTTACCTGGCGTGGTAAGAAATATACCACCAAGATGAAATAATCATGCCCCTATCTAAAGGCAAATCTCAAAAGGCTGTGTCTAAAAACATCAGCAAGCTTTCCAAGGAAGGCTACCCAAATAAGCAAGCCATTGCTATTGCCCTTTCCAAAGCTGGGAAGAGCAAGAAGCGTAAATAGCCACCACAGGGGTCTAGGATCGTCTCCTTGGCCCCTCCACCCCACAATAGGTATCCTATGCCCAAACAGACCCCAGAGGCCCCTTCTAGGTCCATAGAGGAGCGTATCTCAAATTCATTCCCTGTTTTTCTTTCCCTTGTATGGAAGTCGCTAGACCTGCCGCGTCCAACAAGGGCTCAACTTGCTATTGCTGAGTATCTTCAAAACGGTCCTAAGCGACTACAGATCTCCGCATTTCGGGGACTTGGTAAGTCGTGGATTGCTGCTGCTTTTGTGTTGTGGACCCTGTGGAATGACATCGACAAAAAGATCCTTGTTGTGTCCGCCAGTAAACAACGGGCCGATGACTTCACTATTTTTACTCAAAAATGTGTCCAAGAGTTTGAGTGGCTCTCTCACATGCGCCCTCAGAACGATGATCAACGCTGGAGTCGTGTGTCTTTTGATGTTGCCGGGTGTCGCCCTGCCCAATCACCCTCCGTAAAGAGCGTTGGCATTACTGGACAGATCACGGGTTCTCGTGCTGACCTGATTGTGTTTGATGACGTGGAGGTGCCAGCAAACTCCGCAACCGACATGATGCGAGAGAAACTCCTTCAACTAGTCACGGAGGGTGAGTCAGTGCTGACCCCCAAAAGGGACAGTCGTATTGTGTTTCTTGGGACGCCTCAGACTACCTTCACCATTTATCGGACCCTGAGAGAGCGGAACTACCGACCAATGGTGTGGCCAGCCCGCTACCCCAAAAGCCTTGTCGGGTATGAGGAGATTCTTGCTCCACAGCTCCTTTCGGATATTGACAAGCAGGGCCTAGACAGCATCGCTTGGCAACCGACAGACACCCGCTTCTCCGAGATTAACCTGCTTGAAAGGGAACAGTCTATGAGCCGGAGCAACTTCATGCTCCAGTTTATGCTGGATACGAGTCTAAGTGACGCCCTCAAGTTCCCCCTCAAGCTCAGCGACTTCTCAGTGATGCCTCTGGACCCCGGGAAGGGGCCTTCGGACGTGATTTGGGGGGCTGATAAGGAGACCCTCCTCGACATGCCCGCCGTGGCCCTTCCAGGCGATAGGTGGCATCGACCCAAAAGTACACAGGAATACGTCCCATATAATCAAACGATTATCGCTGTTGATCCAAGTGGTCGCGGAAAGGACGAAACTGTTGCCGTAGTCCTAAGCCAAATCAATGGGTTCATCTTTGTCAGGGACATGCTCGCCACGCAGGATGGGTACTCCGACACAACGCTTCGGGGCATCCTAACGCTTGCCCGTAAGTATGCGGCTTCTGTCTGTCTCATTGAGTCTAACTTTGGTGACGGGGCAATCATGGAACTCATGAAGAAACATGCCCAAGAAATGAAGGTCGGCATGATGTTTGAGGAGGTACGCGCCACCACTCGAAAGGAGGATCGAATCATCGATACACTGGAACCAGTGTTGAACCAACATAGGTTGGTAATCGATCAAAAGCTCATTGACTGGGACTACCGCAGCAACCCCGAGATGGCCCCCGAGGAACGCCTTCCCCGTATGCTCATGTATCAACTGACACGCATGTGTCGGGAAAAGGGTGCCGTCAAGCACGATGACCGGGTTGACGCCCTAGCCCTTGGCGTGAAGTACTTTCAGGATATTCTGGCTATCTCGGCAAAGGAACAAGAGATAAATCGGTCCCGTGAGCAATGGCAAAATATGGTTGAGGGGTTCCTTTCTGCCCCTACCTTGGCCACCGATCTACTTGTGGCGGGAAGCACCTTTGATGACCCCATTACACAGGAGGAAGGGGCCATCGTTTCGTGGATTTCTCACCGGTAAAACGCTACCCGTTTTTTTCGCTGAAACCCCTTGCTACGACTACCCTGGAGAGAAGGTGCCTATTATTACCCAGGGAAGTGGTGCTCCTTGGGTGTGGAAACAGCGGAAATGGGGGGAAAAG